ATAAGTCCTGAGCAGTATGCAAACCAATTATTAAAGGAGATTTAATATGTCAGATAAAGATACATCTAATAAGGAAGTTAAAACTGACTCTCCTGAAGAACAAGTGCGTACTCCAAGGAGTTTAGATAGTCGAGAAATCGATCAAAGACCAATGAGCTGGGATGCAGCAGGTAATCTTCCAGAGCCTGATCCGCAAGACGGATGGGTATTCAGATGGATTAGAACTACCCTATTAGGGCAGACTGATAATCCAAATGTTTCTAGAAGAATGAGGGAAGGGTGGAAGCCAGTCCGACTTGAAGATCATCCAGAACTTCAAATACAAATGCAGGATCACAACTCAGAATGGGCAAAGAAAGGTCACATAGAAATAGGCGGACAATTATTATGTAAGATGGCACAAGAGAGAGCGATAGCTAGAGATAAACACTTTAGTGAACTATCTGCTTCTCAAGTAGATTCTGTTGATAATACTTATTTTAAAGACCAAGACAATCGAATGGCGACCAAACAAGTGTTTGAGCGTAAATCGAGAACAACTTTTGGGAAAGATTCTTAGAATCTTTTTTTATTAATTTAATAAGGAGACAATTATGTCAACCACAGCAACTCCCTATGGGAGTAGACCTATTGGTACTATCGTTGGAAGCCCTTATCAAGGAAAAGTTACACATTACAAAATCAAAAATGCATATGGTACAGACATATTCTATGGCGATATTGTAAAGTTAGCTGATGACAACCCTAATACTACTATCCAAAAAGATACTGGTACTACGTCTTTAACACCGATTGGTGTTTTCCTTGGTTGTGCTTACACTGATCCTACTACAGGTCAATTCACACCAAATCAATATTTTCCAGCTTCAATAGCTGCAGATGATATTGTTGCGTATGTTGCTACTGATCCTTTTGTAATCATGCAAATGCAAGGCGATGAAACTCTTACTCAAGATGACTTGGGCAAGAATTGTGCAATCGTGCAAACTGCAGGAAGTACAACTATTGGAAACAGTAAAAACAGCGTAGATGGGAGTACAGCAGCTAATACCGCCACACTACCACTAAAGATTATCGACTTTGTCGATGGTCCTGATAGTGCAATTGGCGATGAGTTTACTGATGTACTTGTAATGTTTAACGTAGGGCATCAATTGCTCAACACAACTGGCATAGGCTAAGGAGTAAATAATGGCAGCTATATCAAGAGCTAATGAGCTCAAGCAACTATTACCTGGACTTAACGCCTTGTTTGGTGAAGAGTATGGTAATTACGAAAACGAGCACGAAGAAATTTATGTTTCAGAGAATTCCGAGAGATCATTTGAGGAAGAACTAAAACTATCTGGCTTCGGTGCAGCACCAGTAAAGAATGAAGGATCAACTATCAGTTATGATACTGCTCAAGAATCTTTTGTGGCTCGTTACACACACGAAACTATCGCAATGGGATATTCAGTTACAGAGGAAGCTATGGAAGATAATCTATATGTTTCTTTGTCAGCTAGATATACTAAAGCACTAGCTCGTGCAATGGCTTACACAAAGCAAGTAAAAGCAGCATTTCCATTAAACAATGGATTTAGCACTGCATTTACTTCAGGTGATGGAGTAGCATTATTTAGTGCATCTCATCCACTTGTAAGTGGCGGAACTAACAGCAATAGACCTTCAACAGGAGCTGACTTGAATGAAACATCTTTAGAAGATGCGATCATCCAAATCGGTAAATATACTGATGAAAGAGGTCTTAAAATTGCTGCACGAGCTAAAAAACTAATAGTACCATCTGAACTTCAGTTTGTTGCTACTAGGCTTTTACAAAGTGACTATAGAGTTGGAACGGCTGACAATGACATCAATGCGGTAAAAACTAATGGAGTGATTCCAGAAGGCTATTCAGTTAATCATTATTTAACTGATACTAATGCTTTCTTTATCACTACTGATGTTCCAGACGGCATGAAGCATTTCGTCAGAGCACCGATGACAACATCTATGGATGGTGATTTTGAAACTGGTAATGTTAGATATAAAGCTAGAGAAAGATATTCCTTTGGAGTATCCGATCCGCTTGGTATCTATGGTTCACCAGGTAGTTCGTAAGAACACTTAGGGGGAGCTTATGTTCCCCCTTTTTTTTTAATCTAGGGAATTTTTAATTAATCTATCAACTGCCCTAGCAGACTTGCCAAGATGATAGATACTTTCTTTTAGGAGAATAAAATGGCTAACACAACATTTAATGGACCAGTTAGGTCCGAAGGTGGTTTTGAACAAATCACTAAAAATAGCACAACAGGTGCAATAACAACAAACTTTGATATTGATTCAAGTGGTAATATTACCGATGTAGGTTCAATTGCATCTGATGGTGCTATTTCTACTACAAGCACTATTATAGGTAGACAAAAAATTGATACAACTTTCAATGCAGCAGGAGCAGCATCAGCTACTTTGACAGCAGCTCAATCAGGAACTTTGTTTTTAATTAATGGAGCAGCAAATAATGTAATTACCTTACCTGCTGTATCTACTGGAAATGTAGGAGTTACTTATGACTTCTTTCTTACAGTAGCTGTTGGCGGAAGCGTAACAACTACTATTGTACTTCCAGGTTCTGCTGTATCAGATTTCCAAGCAATGCTTTCATTAGTTGCAGGAACAGCAGCAAACGCAGTAAGCGATGTAGCAGGAGATACTTTAACCCTAGTAAACTCAACAGTTGCAAATGCTAGAGTATCTATGACTTGTGTTTCAGATGATGGAACAAATTCCAAGTGGATGACAACTGCTCTATCAACTCCAATAGCTACAGTAGCGTAACAGGAGTACATTATGTCAGGATATTCAGATGTACAAGCAGTTACTATAACTGCTGACACAGTAGCCTTAGACGCAGATGGAATATCAGTCGCAGCATCAGTTGGAAATAACGCAGCACTTACTATAGGTGGTGCGTTAGCTTCAGGTGGTGCAGTTTCACTCAGTCATGGAAGAATTGTAACGATCCTTTCTGCTGGGAATGATGCAGCTAAATCTTTTACTGTAACTGGCACTGATGTTAATGGAGATGCTCAAACAGAATCCATTACAGGTGCTAACGCAGGTACTGCTACTGGAACTAAGTTTTTTAAAACTATATCAGGCATTTCAGCAGTTGGTAATCCAGCAGGTAATGTCTCAGCAGGAGTTAACGCTTCAGCAGCAGATGTTGTATTTGCAGGAAGAAGTAGACTTAAAGGTATTTATTTAACAAGTACAGCTACAGCAGGTACTGTTGATTTCTTAAATACTTCTCCTTCAGGTACAAGTATTATGGGATTAAGTTCTGTTGGTGATGCTGATGCAACAAGAGATGTAGTTATACCAGATGAAGGCGTAGTGTTTTCTGCAGGTATCTATGTTCAATATACTGTATCAACATTTTTAACAATGACAGTATTTCACGCTTAAAACTGCTACTAAAAAGTAGCATAACTCACTTTATTTATAGTACCCTTACAGAGGGTGCTATAACTATTTAACTAAAAAGGTAAATTATGAAAAAATCAAAATATAAAGCTGCTGGTGGTATGAAAACTGAAGTAGGCAAAGAAGCTAAAACTCAATCGTACAAAGAATATGTGCAAAAAATGTTTGGTGGCGGAATGACTGAACCATCTATGAAAAGAAATAAAATGATGGGTGGTGGGATGACTGAACCAGCCATGAAAAAGAAAAGAACTAAAGGCATGGCAGGTGGTGGAAAATCATCTAAAGGCATGGCTAGAGGTGGTAAAAGTTAATTAACTTTTTTAAATGACCAAAAGAAAAAGAGAAAACCCTATACGCAAAACAACTACAGGTAAGAGTGCTAATTATCGTTCTACTAAGTCTGGTGCTGGTATGACTAAGAAGGGAGTTGCTGCATATCGCAAAGCAAATCCAGGCTCTAAGTTAAAAACAGCAGTAACAGGTAAAGTAAAAAAAGGTAGTAAAGCTGCAAAGCGTAGAAAATCTTATTGTGCAAGGTCAGCAGGACAACTTAAAAACAGTTCAGCAGAAACAAGAAACGATCCTGATTCTAGAATTAGACAGGCTCGTAGAAGATGGAAGTGTTAATATAGGATAATTATGGCAACAAGTGGAACAACAACATTTAATCTAGACATGAGTGAAATCATGGAAGAAGCCTATGATCTATGTGGTTTAGAGCTTCGTTCAGGTTATAGCTATAGAAGTGCAAAAAGAGCACTTAACCTTGTATTTTTAGAATGGCAGAATAAAGGTTTAAATCTTTGGACAATAGAACAAGACTCTACTGTGCTTACAGC